TTAAACCTATTTAAACATGGCACAAGTAGATCAAGTTAGAAGTATTTTGGGGGCAGAACTTCGCAGAAAATTATCTGACACTCCTAAAAAACCTTTTATGAGATTCGCTAACTACGAATTTGAGGGACAATTAAAGAAAGGATGAGATACTATTACAGTTCCTGTATCTCCAAAAATTACTTTAACAGATGCTTCTGGAAATGGACAGCCAGCTACTATCAGAGCAAATTCTTTGGCTGCTATTACTGCATCTGATAGAACTATTACAAGTTCTGATTTGGTAATTAACAAATTACATCAATACAGAGAAAAATTCTCTGATCTAGAAGAAATCCAAACTCTATACTCTATCAAAGGAAATCGTATCAGAGATTTGGTAAATGGAATTGACACAGCTGTAGAAACTTCAATTATTACTATGTTGGATGCTTTCTTCGCTGCTACTGCTGCTCAAACTACTACTATCGCTAGTATGTCAGTAAGCACAGTTGCTAAAGACATTATGGGACTTAGAACTATGCTTTCTAAGAAAGAAGTACCTATGGAAGATAGAATCTTGGTTGTATCTCCTGAAGTATCTGCTCTTATCGCTCAAGCTGGAATCTTAGCTGGAACTGAAGTAGCTGCTGATGCTGCTGTAGAAGGATGGTTAGGTAAATTCGCTGGATTCTCTATCTATGAATCTAACTTAATTACTCCAACAGGACAGTCAGCACCTGCTGCTTATGTATATGCTTTCAGAGCTAAATCTTACAACTATGTAAGACAATTAGTAAAAGCTAAAGTAACTGAAGCTGATGATGGATTATACTACAACATCTTAGGAGAAGTTGCACATGGAGGAAAAGTATTTGACCAAAATGCTGAACAACTTGTAAGGGCTTCTGTAACTGCTCTTGCTTAGTAAGGATGGGAGGATAACTCCTCCCCTCTTTAATAAATAGTCAGACTTTTAACTTATTATTTATTATTGAGCTAATGACAATTCAAGATCTATTGGAAGAAGCATATGAAGATACAAACACTTCTATAGCTAACTATCCATACACTAAAGGACTAAAAAAGCTGAATGAAATCTATTCTGAGATGTACAGAATGATAGTAACTACTCAGGAAGACTATTTTTGGACTTATTGGACTACTGATTTACAAGAATGAGCAAGAGAATATAAAGTAGAGAGAGAATGGACTACTCTTTTAGATGAAAATGAGAATCCTGTATTAGATGATCAATGAAATGAAATCAAAGTACCATGAATAGAGAAAGTAAAGAAAGTGATTATCCGAACAGATGAAGAAAATAGCTATGAATTACCTGAATTATCAGACTTAGAAGAATCTAATGGTATGAAAGGATGGAAGCTAAAGGATAATCATATCTTTTTGAATTGGACTCCTGAGAAAGATATAGAGAACTGACTAGAGATACAATGAATACAGAATATAAACCCTGTAGAAGCTACAGATAATATAGAGGATGCTATATTCCCATGACATTCAGACTTAAAACAATTTCATAAAGTTTTGATGGACTGAGTAAGAGCTGAATTGTGGGAACATAAACAAGACTTTGAGAAATCTGATAGAGCTAAAGCTAGACATGAAGAATGACTAGAGAAAATGAAAAGATATATCTCTCAAAGAGTACAAAGTATTTATTATTCTGATGTACAAAAATAATGGCAATAGATAACTTGAATTATTATAGTGCTTGACTACCTGCTGGACAACAAACAGATAGATATTCAAGCCAACCTTGATGTCTAAGGAGTAAAAACTTAGACATCTTTTCTAGTAGTAAGAGTGTAAAAGCTACAGCATGGAGACAGCCAACAACTATAAGTAGCGATATTATAAAACAAGACTGAAAGCTGATTCTAAAGACTGACTGAAAGGTATATGAAAGGAATGGGAATGTAGATACCTTAGTAGTAGATCCTAGTCAGAATTTTCCTGTAAGGCAAGTAAGCTATACATGAAAGAGTGGTACTTATGCAGATGCTCAATGGGGAACTGTAAAAGATATGGTAGTAAAGAATGTATGAGATGAATGGCAGGCTTTCACTGTATATACAGATAGAGCAGCATATTATTATAATAAGACAGCTTATATCCTAGAAAAGAGTTTACATGATGCCAGACAGAATTGGACTTGGGATGAAAATTTGACTAGATGAACAGATGACTATATATGGGTAACTCATAACTGAGCATGATGAGCACCATCAGGTACTTGGATTTCTCTTAAAGTAGCATGACATAACGAGTTTTCAACAATACCTGTAAGGCTAAAGTGCGGCTGGACATGAGACATTAGTCTGACTATTACTTCAGACTCAAAGAAGATAAGAAAATATTACTATGATGCACAAATGGAGTCTATGGTGGCAGAAGATACAGACACTAGCTTAGATACATTAGTAACTACTTCTTGAACACTAATAGACTGAATGCTAATATATTTACCTGTATTGTCTGAAGATGTAGACTGGAAATTTGAGATAACTGATATACATGGATGAAGTCATGCAGGTAGCTCATTTGGAATAGACTTTAACCACTCAGAGAGCTGTAGTCCAGCCACAGCATTAAAGGACTGAGATTTTAATGAGTATTATGCTTATCTACCTATAGATGATAACAGGGAATTTAAAAAAATCTGAGAATATTATTGGCTACCTGCACAGTCTTTTCAGATTCTTTACAACTGGGAATGAAGTTGGGTAGAGATAAACTGACAAAAAGTAGTAAGATATGAATTTCAGCAGTATATGTGATGGGCTAATCCAACAGAGATGAATGTAATCTGAATGATGGTATGGAATGAAGCTATATATATGATAGGTAATATGGACTGAAACTGATATATATTCCCTTGTGATCTATCATGTTGAAGATGAACTCCATATATAGCTTACTGATGTGATTTCAAAGGAGTAACTAATATAGACTATCTCATGTATCTAGTATGAGAAGATAGAGGAATAAGTGAATTGTGGGTATATAATGGACAGGAATTAGTAGGAATATTGTGAGGAAATCAAGAAAGCCAATATAAGAATCTGATTAGAACAGATGAGCAGTATAATTTTGACTGAAAGATAGTAGAATATAGAGATAATCTGATATTATCTACAACAGACAATAGAATATTTGAGTATGGTCAGACTTATGGTGGGAAATGATGAGCATTTATACATGAATTACCATGATCTATAAAGGAACTGAAAGCTGAATGAAACAATTTGATAGTAAAATATACAGTAAATAGTACAGATTATGTAACAGCTCTACAAGATGACTCTCCATTTAAGTATTATAACACAGAATGGATGGCTGAATATCCTATTGTACTCTGAAACCACCTACTAGAGAAAGAAGAATCTGACTTATTTGTAAGTTATATCTTACCAAGCTCATGATGTAAGTTAGAATTTTGGGGGATGGCTAACCATTACCACTTCCGAACATTTAAAAGCTCAGATAATTATGAATTTAACACAACAGATGGATATTATCTAGACTGATGTGCTGGAACTTATGAATTAAAGTTTATAGAGAAGAATGGAGATCAATATACATTCAGATTAGAGGGAGATTTACCTATTCAGAACTGAAGCAATATGAAAATAACAGATGATAAATGAGTAGAGCTGATAAGTTACACAGAATACAACCATTTCAGAAAAATCTGAGAAATTACAACCGATAAATACCAAGAATGAGAGTTTAGATTCCATAATCTGAATAATAAGCTAGAGCTACCAAAATCTCATAGTTTACAGATAATGGTAAGAGGTAAAGGGAATCAGACTTATACACCAGAATTATTTGCTTTAGATTTAGTTGCTAATCAAAGGGAGAGATGATAGTATATACAGGGAAGCAATACTGAAATGATTTTAATAATGGAGATGAAGCATTATTTCAAGATGCCAACCGACCAAGAGATAACGATAAATTCAAAATAAAGCCATGATTACAAAGTGAGAAACAAGATTTTAGACAGAGTAATAAGAATATAGTTACTAAGACTTCAGAGCTTATAGCTTGAGCTGCTATATCAGCACCATCTGGGACAACTTATTATTTTCCTCCTGAATTGATACAAAAAGAGAAAGTATGAGATCCATGATGTGTGATAAGTAAAGACTGAAAGATAGAGATAGTAGAAGATGGTACTTATATTATACAAGCA